TCTTTCAATTCGGTGAAGTTGTTGTCTTTATTGAAATTGTAATGAATGTCCATCTTGAACTCATTCCATTCTTCAAGTGTGCAGACACCTTTCAAAGATAATTGACGAGCAAGCATTTCATCAAATAGAATAGAGAATCGCGCCCGTAGTTTGTCTACGAACTTGTCAAATTTGATTTCATCACGAGTGATTTCAGAAGCACGACCGAGAGAAAAACCTTGATTTGATTCAAGTCGTGATGGTGGGACTCCAAGAGCCTTGTAGAGCTTCTTTTCAAAATACAACACATCTTCCATCTGACCTAAATTCTGACCGGCTGGTAGCGTTGTAATTTCGGAATTCTTGCCTTCTGGACCACCACGACGAGGCATCCAAAAATCTTCCAAAATTGACATGTGTCGTGTCTGATCTTTAATTTCACCAGTACCGGCATCGTAGACGATTTTATTACGATACTGATTCATCATATTCTTAAGGTATTGTTCTGCCTTCGCTTTAGGAAGATTACCAACATCGACATAGAACACACGACGCTCTGGCGCACGAGAAACACGATAGATAACAGTTGCATCTTCTATGAAACGCAATTGGTTCATAGGACGAATAGCCTTGTGAAGATATGATAGAACTGTAGACTTTGCCGGATCAAACAAACCGGAAGTCAAGTGAATGACAGAATCTTCTGATAGTTTCACACCACCGGCAAAAGAACCTACAATCTGTGGAGATTGGATAGAAGAGTTGACAACCTTTTCGTTGTAAAGATAGAATGTGTCGATTCTGTCAACGACTTCTACACCTTGAGCATTTTTGATCTTGGAGATGTTACGAATCTTGCGGATTCTTCTTGGATCAATATATACAAGGGTTTTGATACCGGCACGAGGATCATCTTTGTCAATGACGACATTATAATATGTCCTACCATCCACATACCAACGACGAAATATCTCGACACCAAAATTATTGAAATCAAGAAGTCTTAGACATTCGTCAAATTCATCACGAATCATTTTCTTAATTTTATCTTCTACTTTAAGGTCTTCAAGTTCTATCTTGACGATGTTGCCTTGTTCGTCATGAACGATGGCTTCATTGATGATGTCTTCAATAGCAGACTCCATCTCGGGCTGCATGGACATTGTGCGATACTTGGTGATAAGGTCTACCTCTGTCCTATAAGTTCCATCCAAATCAATATACACTCCGTAATGAGAACCGGATTGTATATTAATAGCCCCGTCCTCAAGAGAAGGTGTCACCGCCGATTCTGGTAATGATTCTTTCTCGTCTGGACGAGTTATCTTGAATCCAAAAAGTCGAAATGCGGTGTCTGCCATTAGATTACTCTCCCAGTCATAACATCACGCTTTCGCTTCAAATGAACATGAGAACGCTTCCCATGTCCTTTGCCAACATAGAAAGGTTCTTGTTTAATAGTATCTTGGTAGATGTAAGAATAGTACTGCATAATAAAATCCATAATGAGGGTGAATCACCCTCGTATTTATGGTGTAGGAGCAGAAGTTACGGGAAAGTTGGGGTCGTACCAGTACTGGAACGCCAAAGTAACAGCGTATTCTTGAATTGTGTCATTGCTGCCCCAATCCAAGTCAAGTGGCGCAACATCAACAGGGAACATAGATACCAAGTTAATTGTCTTGATAATATCACCAGTCTTTGAGTATTGGTTGACCTGAGCATCAACACCATAACCACCATCAACAATATTTGCGTTAGGATTACGAATGTTTCCGATAGGATCATTCATACCATTTAGCCATTGTTCAAATGCGTTTCTGATAAGGAAATTTTCATCATTGATAACTTGTATTGTCCAATCGGCAAAGGTTCTGTTTCCGGCTAATTTAACTTCACGACCAAAGTAAAATAATGGAGAAATACCTATTGTAGAACCTGGAAGTTGTGCAGCTTTGACCATAAAAGTAGATTGTTGACCGGCTGTTCCTCCTGTTGGAATCCAAGAAGGAAATTGAAGAGTCACATCAAACAAATTAGGACGGGCACCATCACCAATTAAGTTTGTTCTAAAAGCTGTTACATCAAAACCAGACATATGTTATTCTCCCTTATCCTATTTGTCCGACAACTTCATTGAAGCTGACACCAGTTCCAACTGCTACGAAGTTCAATGTTATATAGTTAATAGAACGAGCAGGTTGAACAAAAATAGAACCAACAAATTGGTTTGCATCTATGACATCTGGTGTGTTATTGGTTGTGTCACAAACAACATCAAACGCAGTAATACCACGACGACCTTGGACAGTTCTCAAGAATGGAGTGACCAAATTGACAAATGCAGCACGAGTGTAAGTGTCATTGAATTCAAACAATGATGTTCTTGCGGCAATAGAAATTGTCTTTTCAAGAACAATAAACAAACGACGGACATTAATACGATCAAACGCAGAAGTATAATTCAAGAAGGTCTTGTCACCAAATAGGATGGTTCCTTGTCCTGGGAAAGATACGACAGGGTTGACAGAAGCTTGATAAAGTGTGTCACGGTCGGTTTGCATTGGATTGAAGGCAAGTTTTACAACATTCTTCAATTGACCACGCTGTAGACCGGCAGGAGACCACCAAGGGTCTCTGATATTGTCTGTGTAGGCACAAAGACCTGCAATATCACCGTTCAAAGGAATCCAACGGTAAACATTATTATACTTATCATACATATATTTCCAACCAGAATCAAATACGCAATAAGAAGAATATTCTAATCCTGCGTTCTGGACATAGTTGGCAATAGATTGTGCTGGACCTGATGTTGCCTGACAATTTGCCAATGGTGGAGAAGCAAATACCATAGTATCCAAACGAGTTTCGGCTACATCAGAAACAGCGAAGTTCTGAACGGTTGCGTCCTTACCACCAAGGAATAATAATGAAATGTCATATGCTTCGGTGTTTTCTAATAGTGTAAGACCATTAATTGTATTGGCATCAGAATGTGTTCCATCCGCACCACCAGACAAAGTGAAAGTATTTGCGTTGGCATCATTAACAAATACAGGAAGAGAAAGAGTTTGAGAACCCCACCCCTGAACATTTGCAGAAGGAACACCAATAGAATGAATGTAAGAAGAATCTGAGTATATTACAGAACGGTAATAGTTGCTTCCACCCAATGGAGTTTGAGCATCAACTAACTTTGAAAGACCTTGATATTTTTCAAGGATACTATTCGCGACACCAGTAAATAAACCACCAGAATCCACAACCAACACATGCATTTCATCATTTGCTACTTGGGAAGTGATAGAAGACACATATGGAGATGTTGCTGGTGGACGAGAGAAGTAGTTGGCGAAGGTATAAAGAGGATCGGCGGTGTTGGTTGCGTTTGCGGTCCATACATTACCATTTGCCCAAGCAATAACTTGTAAAGAATTACCAATTTGTCCAGGGAATCGCGCAGCCCATGGGTTACCGGATTCTACTGTGTTATACTGATTATTAAAGAAGTTTTCATCATTGTAAATAACAACATTGTTAGCGCCATTACATGACGCATTATACATTCCTGTCGCATCTTCACGAGTAACCAGCAAACTATTAGAATATGCCAAGAAACTTGAACAAGACATAAAAGAAACAGCAGTGTTGTTGTTTACATCACCGAAAGTGTTGGCTAATTGTGTTTCAGAACTTACTAGAGTTGGAAGAAGAACTGGTCCCCAATAAAAACTACCTACATGGGCTCCTGTTGAAACAGAAACGGCAGGCACGCCTGTTGTCAAATCAGTTTCAACAACCGCGATTCCGGGACTAACAAGTGTGACCATTGCTTATACTCCAATGATGATAAATGGACAATATAAACTATTTATGGTTTGGCAATTTTACCCTGACTATATAGAAATCCACATTCACAAGAACAAAAAACACCTTCATCAGTCCAATATTTGGAAATTGGTGTATACCATGTTAAAATTCTGCCTGTCACTGGATTTTGATATTCGTTTTTTTCGGAAAGAACTTCATTCTTACAAACCAGACAAGGTTTGGAAAATGGGAGTGGAGAATCATATAGGTTAGGTAGTGACATGCGTTTATTTAGCAGACAAAAAAAACCCACCAAATTTTGGTGGGTTGTGATGTCCTGACCGACGGAAAAACTATTTAGTCTTTTTTATCAAATTTATGTAATTTAAAGAATTGAAAGTAACCAGTTTGAATACCATTTTCTTTATGTGGTAGTTTATGTCCAAAAAATTGTGCGAGTATTATAAAAATGGATAATACAAATATTATAAAAAATAGTATTATATAAAAAGGTAAGGCTATTGACCACAGAATTAAACCAAAAATTGTTCCTAACAGACTACGCATATTAATACACCTTTTTTACCAAATTTTCATCAACATAGATTAATTCTTTTTCACCACAA